TTATATTCTTTCAATGTTATGCACATCTATCGCACTTGTTACAGTATTGCCAATACCGACAACTACTCTGTCTCCATTAACCTGGATAACATCATATTCATCATAATAAAGATTAAATGCTCTATCTGTATCATAATCAACATTAAGAAGCACTCTTACCTTATCACCGGCTTTTATGTCGGATATGTCAGTTTCAAATTCTTCATTGCTTTCTCCATCCGAACTGTCGCCTACTGATACAATACATCCATCATTGACCCAGCCTGTTCCATCATTGATTAAGTAAGGATTGACCGCCCAAGGAATAACCCTTGTAATTATCCCACTATTAAATCCATCTGATGGTGCAAGTCCAGATTCTGATGTAGACGAAGCATATATTGTGTCATACTCAACGTAATCTCCAATCTGATACTGTAACTGCTCTGTATCAGTATTAGTATCTTCATTGACATTATCGTTGTCCTCAACATTATCATCTCTATGATCATATTCATTTGCTCTTGTAAGCATATCATAGACTTCATCTCTCATAATATCGTAATCTACCCTTGTGCCATCTGCAAGATAATAATCACTGCTTTCCTGTGACATAGCGAATTTATCCTCGCATATCTCTCCATCATCATTCCAATGTGCTTCCCAGATAAGAGCGCCATGCTCTATAAGCTCATCTACATTCATGTAGTCATTTAACCAGCTGTGACTTGCATAGATACCCTTTGCAGTTACGTCTGATAACGCATCAAGCCATGTAAGTGCAAACTCCTGTGTGTCGTGGTAATCTATATTGTGTGCGGCTTTATATCCATCTGCATCTTCAATATCAAGGTACACTCCCATTGTTGGATTGCACTTGTTATACCACTCCCTTATATGAGCAGCTTCGCTCAGTGACTCATCATTATTGCTGGCATACTGATAAATATATAATCCATACGGAATACCTCTCTTCTCGCATTCATCGATATATGTCTGTGCCATAGAATCACACTGGCTGCACTCGCTATCATCTGCACTTAAATCGCTTCCATATCCACAGCGAATAATTACAAAATCAAAATTCTCCTTAATATAATCAAAATCAAGTTCTCCCTGGTGTCTGCTTATGTCTATTCCTTTTTTCATAGTCTTATTCCTCACTTTCTCTTTCTGAATTATTATTAATATCTTCTACGGCTGCTTTCTTTTCCACCTGGCTCTTAAGATTGCTTACAATAGGCTGTAAGAATGGTGGAAGTGTAACACCTATATCATTGATATTCTCTAATATGCTTATAATTTCATTGCATATGAGCCATATAGCCACTACACAGGCTACTAAAAATGTAAATGGTAATGTTATTCCTGCAACATCTGCAGAATAAGAAAGGAGCTGGTCTACTATTACGCCAACTCCCACTAAAAGCCACATACATATTTTCTTTGCAATTCCTCTTATACCCTTGTAACTATCAATTTCCTGATTTCTGAATTTTGAAGCTATAAGGCCTGTTATATAATCAATGAAATTACACGTTACAAGAAGCAGCACTGGTACCGCTAACACTCCTAATGCACTCATTAATAAACTACCGATTGCAACTACTATTGCTTTAATTCTATCCATATTACTTATCCTCCTATAAACTTTACTGTATCTTTTCTTCACTTATCATAAACGATAAGACTGTCATATCAGCTGCACTCAACGCATCATATCTTGAATCTTCAAGCTTATCAAACTCTGATATATTGATTTTGCTGATATCTTTTAACACCTCTGTCTGGGTATCCATAAACTCATTGTACTCATTAGCGAAAGCTGGCTGGATTTCTTCTGGTATATAGTATTCACCGTTATTTATAACAGCTTTTCCAGATTCATCTTTATCAGCATACATTTCTATAAGCTTTATTCGATTGATCTCGATAATCTTATTCTCTTGCTCAATTCCAGCCATATTCTTAGATATAGCATAAGATATCTTAAATGGCAGCTTTTTTATTGATATGCTGCGTAAGTTATCATATAGCTCACTAATATCTTTAAATGTAAGATTCATTCTACTCTCCTTTACTTTACAAGCGATAATGCCTGTGTATAGAACTCGGATATTTCTGCATCGAATGCCTTCTTGTTCGCAATGTATAAATCCTTATTCTGGATTGTGAAGCTTACGTGTGGCTCAGCACCTGAATCAGACACATCTGCTGACAGGTATACCACTGGCACTCTCTCCTTATGAGTTGTAGCACTTCCTTCGTAATCTGCTACATCCTGCTCTACATAGCTGTATCCTGACATTGAAATTGTTTTTGTTAAATCTAACATAATTTGTTCCTCCTTAAATTTAAAATATTATAACTTTGTAGCTATCCAGTCGCTTAATTCAACCCATCCACCTCCTGACCAAATATAATAATAATCATAGCAATAACAGCTACCTGTGCTTATATGCATGTCGCCATGCTGTATATAAACCGTTCCATCAAAGAAACCATTTGACCATGCATGACTACTTGTGCCTAACATTATTGAGCCACCTCCATCAGGTCCAAAATGCCATCCGTGTTTTACTGTTGAACCGTTATAATCAACACCCAATCTCACATAATACGTAGTTTCTGGTGAAGCATATAATCTAAAATCCTGGTTTGTTGCTTCTAATCTTGCTCCTGTTGCCGCATTACTTCCGTAAGATTGCGGACCTATTTTCAATACTGATGAAGCGACAATTGTTTCTGCCTTAACACTCCCTGTTGATACACCATTGGGGTCAATTGTAGTGCTCGACTTTATGCCTCCACCTGAGAAAGACATTACTAATTTCATAGGTGTTAAATTGAATGCATATTTAGTTGTAATTAAATTAATTCCATATGGAGCAAGTTTAATGGATGAATCCTGATACGATAGTATAATTTTATTTTCTTCTTTACTCGAAGCGGTTATATTAACACTACCACCTGTAATTTTCGCATTAGTGCAATTTAAATTAGAACATGTTATTGTTCCATCTGCAGCTATTTTCGTATATGTGGAATCCAGCGTAAAACGATTGGACTTAAGGCTAATGGTATCTGCAGATGCATTCAGCATAGCGACAACTTTGTTGTTATCTGTTTTATTAAGTTTAAGTTCCAGTGAAGCAGATGTTGACTTTGTCTGTTTGTCAAAATCAGTCTGGCTTACTTTCAGGCTTATAGAATCTTTAACCTGCTTGATTGTGGAGTCTATTGTAGTTTTAGTATAATAATTGCTGAATTTACCATCTACAGCTGACACCTGCCCATTTGTAGCAAATGAGGAATTGATTGCACTGTATAACTCAGATGAGCTATTCTTGAAATCATGTTTCATCTGCTCAGTTGTAGTGTAGTTATTGAACTTAGTGTCAATATCTTCAGGAGCTGGTGACCAGTCTGTGGCCTTGTTGCCTTTTTCAATCTTTAGATTCTTGAACTGGTACCATACTCCTGTACCACTGTTCATTCCTGTAATGTACAATAACTGTCCCGTTGAACTAGGAAGTGTTGTAGCTGTTTTAATTATCCATATCAACTTATTCCATTGATTAGCTTTAATTTGTCTATTTACAGCAGTACTGCTACCCATGAGATTATCAGTACCATTACCTTGCTGTAAACCTATATTCATCACAGTGCCGACATTTGATTTAACGTCAAATGATACCGTATATACTGTATTAGGTTCGTATTTAGAACGTCCTATACGCGAATATTCAATAACAGACCAACCTGACTGCGCTGTGGAATTTCTCAGTAGTT